CCGATAGCAGTAAATCTCTGCCCGACCCTTACCATAGCCCGCTCTGCATCGGACATGCCTTTATTAAAGCGGTCTAATTTTGTGTCAAGAACTATAAAGAGTTCCCCTACTTTTCCCATTATCTTTTCCTCTTTTTCTCATGCAAAGCCTTGTAATCTTCCTCGTCAAAAATCTTCACCTTACCATCCTTATCCGTTTTAAGAAGCTTCCAGAATTTCTTCTTATGAAACTGCAATATATCTTGCGTTTTCTTTTCTTGCTCTTCTGGACTCAACGGCTTTATATTCTTTTTCTTTATCTCATCTTTAAACCCAAGCAATTCATTTGCGCTGACATCTCTTTTATAAGACTTGCCTGCTGCATTGATAATCCACGATGCAATAAAACCTGCACGTCTCCATTCCTGCTTATCCTTCTCTCTTTCTCTCTCAAAATAAGCCTCCACAATCTCAGCAAGCTCAACCGGCTTTAACTTCCAAAACACGCCAGGCAGAAGCCCAATCTTCAGGGCTAGGTTATAGTTTTCTTCGATGTAGTCTTTTTTGCTCCAGTCCTCTTCTTCACCGTCTTCTGCCTCACCGCTTTTTTTCCCGGTCCCTTAAAAAATGAACTCTGCATGATTGCATCCACCAATTTCCCGGCCCATTCTTCTGGTCGAGCATAGAAACAATTATCAAGAATTTTTCCAACCTCTTTGAGTGTTATGTCCGGGGATTCGTCCAAAAGTCCAGCCCAAAGAAAGCCGCGCAATTCGTACAATGGCAATACTATTCCTGATTTGTTGTCTTTACCTTCCTTGGCAGTGCGTAAGAGTTTCTGCAAATCAAAAAACGATATTCCGCATTCTCTCTGAAGCTCTGCAAAAGCGTTGAAATCAAAACAAAGTCGCCTTTTTTTGTCTAGCTGAATTGGTATAGATTTAACTACTGGCATAATTTTTTACCTCCATTTTCTTCTTTAGCTTGCTGAAATAGCTAGTGCGTCAGTTCCCTCAAGTGTAAAAGTAAATACCGCAGCCCCGGCATCTGAAGAAGGAAAGTCAAGAGATGTTAGAATAGCCTCTCCCGAAGCTGTGATAGCACCATCGGCAAAAGTGAAAATAACTGTGAGCGTGGTTGTGCCGAGATTTGTGTCGCGATTTTCCCAATGTTCGACAAGTACCTTTTTACCAACGTTTGCAACAAAGTAATTGCCGGTGCCTGTTATAGACCAGTCTCTTGTCGAAGAGACCAGTTGCCGCCAGTAAGCGCTGTCCCTATTGGTTAAATCAACCACGGCCTGACCAAAATGAGGGGCGAAATCCGTACTTTCTGCGATTGCCGCACCTTCTACTGTGAGGGTCGCTAAATGACCCACCATTCCTGCTGTAGCTCCCATAATATTCCTGCGTAATCTAAATAAAAATGAATATTATAATAACCTGTTATTGATAAAGCAGACGATGTTAATCTTTGAATAATACTATCCTGCATATCGGAACATGCTTTATCACCTAATCCCGAAGTCTTATCCACCCAGCTGTCGATTTGAAAGGCATTGTCCTCACCTTCGGTATCCCTAGTCGTGAACTCTGCGGATTTTACTCCCATCGGCTTGCCAACGACATGATAAGGATATGCTGTATTTTGCGGCACATGATTATAAAATAAAAGAGTTTTGCCATTGCATATTAATGGAATATCTGTAAGTTGCTTATATACTGCTTTTAAAAGCGCCGAGAATCCTAATTTTCTTGTTGTCATTATTAAAACCTATTTATAACATTATGTATTTCGTGTTTATTGTAAAAATAATTATTCGACACCGATCTCCTAAAATAGTTATAATTCGAGTCATGTACTGAATTCATATGGACCGCCTTGGCATCGAGGCAGCTTGTCACCTTCCATTTTGTTTTTTTAAGCATTAAAAAGAAATCTAAATGCTCCCATTCAACCTTGATCCTGTTATCCCATGTAATATCATCAAAAACAGCTCTTTTGGCCAGAAAGAAATTAACGACCTGATCAGCGTAAACATACATGGAGCCGCCTGCTTTATATATCTTTTTTGCGCTCGAGTGTCTGAAAAGCATTCCCCGGTCAATCTCAATCTGTATCCCCTTTTGATAGCCTTCACTTGTCATATAGTTGCCATTTTCTAAAAAAAGCATCCCGGAACAAACACCAATATCATCTTTTGCATCCAGTGCATTCTTCATGTTTATAACGGATTTGGAATCTTGAAGTATTATGTCATCATCCATAATTAAGATATAATCCTCTGTTGCTTTTTTAATAATCTCATTCCGCCCTACAGATATTCCGCTATTAAAAGGAAGCCTTATTATTACATGACCTTCATTCTCAAGTGTTTGATATCGATATTCCTTCCGGTCAGACACTTCTCCGTCATCGGCTATATAGAGCTTATATGATAATGGAAAATACTTTTTTATAGAATCCAGAGCCTTGAATAGAGATTCTTCTCGGTAGAAAGTCTTTATGCCAATTGCTATTTTAGCATTTTTTATTTTAGTTTTTTTCACTTTAATTCTTGCTGAAATATCCACTTTTTTATTTCTTTTAAGAAAATCCCTATCAATAGCCCTGCAATCCTTCCAATATCTATAATCTTTATCAGGTTTTCTCCAGCCGTCTCCATATCGTTCCGTAAGATATTGATCTATAGGAAAAGGCACGAAACATCTTTTTCCACGGAAAAATATCTCCCTGAGATTAGAAAAAAGAGAAGCGGAGAATACATTGGGCAAGAAGATCATATTCTTGCCCCACCGTCCCTTATCATCGGGCCCAAAAACTCCATGCCAATAGGATTTGTCTTTATGGAAAAAGAAGAACAAATCGAGCTTTACTCCCTTCCTTTTAAAACTTAATTCGCTTTTTTTCCCTTTATATTCCCATTCCTTATACAGGGCAAATCCAGCCTCTTGAAATTCCTTTATGAAAGTTTTCCATAATCTGACATGCTGCCCTTCCATTCCAATATCTATATCAGGATCGCCAGCAATGAAATTATTTTCTCTCATCGCTCCCAAGCAAGTGCCTGCCGTAAGCCACCATTTGCACTTATGCTTATTGAGGATATTAATCGCCAGTTCCAAATTCTCATCCATCGTATTGTAGTTAGGGAGCATGGAGCTAAAAACAACAGGATTTATTATATTGTAGGATGATATGCTATATTCCACATTCCATTTCCTTCCAAACAGAGTCCAGCCAGCAGGTCTTCCGCGGTATTTTGCATAGTCAGTATTTACTCTCATGTCTTTCTTGTGATACATCCAAACGTCTGGAGTATAAGCAACCTTCCAGGATGTGTTATATTTTATGCGCAGGAAAAAGTCTGAATGCTCAAATGCCGTTTTGAACTGATTGTCCCACTGGCAATCTTTCCAGACAGCCCGCCTCATCATGAAAACATTGAGTATCAAATCACACAGGAAATACCTCATATTTTCAAACTTCTTCCAATCGGGGTGTTCAATTTTTTCAATATGGTGCGTATCCTTCTCAATTCTTGTATTGGCTTCATAATGCTGTTCTTTAGCCTCATTCGTTTTTAGTAAGCCGCCGATGATTCCTATGTTTTTCTCTCTATCAAGAATTTTCTCCCAATCTTCCAGCTTTGTTCCTTCGGTGAAAACGATATCATCCTCGCATATGACTATATTCTTATACTTTTTAGGCATTAATTTGAGACTTTCATTCCTGACGCCGCTTACACCTAAATCAAACGGAAGTTCAAATAGTTTGCATTGCCGTTGCTGGCAAAATGTCTTTTTTTCTCTGCTCGGCTCTCCATTATCGCCAATGAAAACGGCTATTTCAGGGTAATATTTCCTTATGGATTCAATACAGCGGAAAAGATAAGCATCCCTGAGAAAAGTCGTCACCAGTATTGCAGTATTATTCAATCTAATTTTTTTCATAGCCAATATTTTCTTAACAAACGGATGTGAAAATATAATCTCTTTCCGCTTGAAATGCTCCTCTTTTGTGAGGTTGTCGACTATTTCCTTTTTCCACATCCTGGCCGAATACCAGTTGTGATAGAGCGTTGGTTTTCCGTTGATGTAATATTCGTCACCCCAAGCCCCATCATAGAATTTCTTTTTATCCGGTTCATATCCAACGGGGATTTTCAAAACCTCATAGCCCAGATTGATTACATCATAATAATTCTTACGTCCTACATCCTGGCCTTCCCTTGCGACAAAGCTCAGTTTGTTGTCAGTGAAGAATTTCGTCTCAAAAAACTGGAAACAGGC